CTGCTAAATAAACACAACAATCTAATATCTCCTCAATGGATTCTTTTATCCATTCCCTACCATCATCCGGGTTTAATTCATTATCGTATTCCCTTTTGCCTTTTTCTAATCTATCCTCTATTAATTTTATGATGTCTTTGTTCATATTACTCCCTTAATTAAATCTTTGCCCTACCTTACTTCTAACGCCAATCACAAGTATATAATACATTTATCATTCTCCAACACTACAAAAATTGTTAAAAAATGAAAATGATGATAGGGCAATTATGGTACACTCCTGTAACTTATTGGTTTAGTGTTTGAATTTTTCTTATTTCTTATATTTGGATTTCCACAAGCCATACATCTATAGACTTGAAACTTATTTGCTGTTGTATAGTAAAATGAATCATATATCTCCTCTAAGTGATCCGATCCACAATTAGGGCAAACATCTTCATCCATCATAACACCCAGATTTGGATGATTCTTAATATATGGCCTTAATTTAAGATATACATCTTCTAATCCCCGGACATCTTGCTTGTTATATTTCAACATATGATCTAAGGCTTCTTGATCCCCAGCTACACATCTTTTCCATAATTCAAATCCACCTAGTTCCCCGGTATTGATCTTTTCATTTAGATCAAAATGCTTTGTTAAGTAATCTTGTTTATAGGATACAAATGCAAAGTTTCTTCTAGCCACCTTCAAAGTATCAACTGTTTTATATGGTGAGGGAGGGTTAAGTCCATTGTCAATAAATCTAGCTCTTAACTTTCTATCATCAAAACGATCTATGTTGTGACCTATACAAATATCTGCTTCATCTAATAACTTCCATATATCCTTAATAATTCGCTTATCTGATCGCTCTTTTGCTTCTTTGGAAGTTACTACTGCTGAAAGAATATTATCATCATATAACCATTTTGCAGACCAACTTAATACAAACCAATTCTTGATAATATTATTATGAGGTATATACTGCTTATACAATCCCCAGACAAATACTTCCATAGGTGCAGTTTCTATATCATATAATAAAATTTTAGGTAAGTCCTGGGTATTTCTTACTTCATCTTCTAAGGAGATATTAAATTGCTTTCCGCAACTCATACAGATATATCTTTTGGATACTTTTGATCCATCTGTTCGGCTATAATGAAAGCCTTTTTTATTTAAATGACCACTTCCGCACTTTGGACATTCCATATTTTACTCCTTACATTTTTGACAAGTTTCTTTTTCTTTTCCCCAAGTAGGAAAATCTTCATAATAATTTACAAATTTCTTTTTCTGTTTTAATAACCAAGGATCTTTTGACTTTACCCGGTCTATTTCCCAACACTTTTTACATTCAGTACAGAACTTAACCCTTTGATCTGCTAATTTAGAATCAAAATTAAATTTTTCTTTATGTTCTTTAACTTGGTTTTTAAATAACCAATCAAAACTATTATTCATAATTAAATACTGCTCCCATTATCTTTTCATCCTGTTTTTTTGTATCCTTAATTATTGGTTTTTCTGCTAACATATCAACACCGCAACATTCCGAACTTCCCTTTATCTGGTATTCATTAGGAAGTAATTTATTTCCACATTTCATACACCAAGCCTTATATAATCCAGATGGTGTTTTCTGAAACTTTGGCCTAGTAAATTCTTTGGCTGGTTGTATATGTTCAATCTCATCCTCCCAACATTCTTGGTTTAGCCAAGTCGTAGGATGCTTAATGTATGCCTTATCTTTACCTTCCCATACCTTCTTCTGTTTTTTCAAAGCATCCATGATAGTTTGGTGATCTACTTTCTTCATTGCTTTATTGTATGCAGTAATCGCTTTGGGTTTACTTACCTTCTTATTGTAAACATTCCAAAATTCATTAAATTGATCTATATATATATTCTTAATATTCTTAGTATTATTGTATAGTGTTCGCTCGTTGTTCACTTGAATGTTCGATTGCTGATAATCACCCCATTTAAGTATTGATATTACTCGACATAGGTTGTTCATTTGTTGTTCGATTTGCTGACAGTTTTCAAAAAGTTTTAAAATCCTTTGAACCTTACTCTCATTAATTTTTAAATCTTTTGCAATCTTTTTTCTCCCGGTTACTAACTGTCCGGGATTTAATGTAACTCTTTCTGATCCAATCAAAGTATCATATTTTTTATGAGCCGCATTCAATAGCAAATACATCCAGATAGCAAAGTGATCTGATGATTTCATCACTAAGGGATTATCTAATATTTTTCTATGTAGTTTAATATATCCGCTATTCATAATAATTTTTTTATTTTCTTTGCAACTGCTTCAACTACATCAACAGTAACCGCATTCCCAGCTTGTTTATATCTTTGTGTATCACTAATAACCACTTTTTTACCATCTACCAATCCAAACTGATTATAATTATCTGGAAAACCTTGCAATCGCATACATTCAACACAAGTAAGCCTACGAATTAATTTTTTATGAAACATCATAGGAACATTATTGCCCTCTGTTCCCATATTAGTAGATAAGCATGGAGTTTCTCCCGGTACCTTATGGTATCTTATAGCTCTTCCCCCATCTTCACGATTCCCATCAAAACTTCTTTCTGTAAAGGTTTGTATCAAATCCTTATTTTTCTTCTGCATTTGTTTGTCTACAATCACGAAATTGTTGTATTCTCGACCACCTTCTTTTGAGGTGATTGCACTATAAAATTTGGTTTTTGGTTTTGTCCCGGCTTGCTTGTTGTTATATGCGCTACCATCTTCTCGGATAGGAAATACCGATCGTCCACCTCTGCTTCCAGTATATCCGACAAGGTATATTCTTTCTCTATTTTGGGGGGTTCTCGGAAACCAGCGTGTATTAAGCAGTTGCCATTCGAGTCTATAACTCCCAATGTTGGTAAAGGCTTGGATAATTGCCCAAAAGTCTCTGCCATCATTTGAGGAGAATGTTCCTTTAACATTTTCCCAGATAAAAAAACGTGGTTTGCACTCATCGATGAGCCTAATTGCTTCCCATATAAGGGAACTTCTAGTTCCTTGCTTTGCCCCAGCTCTAGCTCCAGCGATGCTAAAATCTTGGCAAGGTGATCCAAAAGTGATAATGTCGATTTTGGGAAGGTTTTTTGATCGAATAGATTTAACATCTCCTAACTCCTCTGCATATGGATTATTATATTTATAAACTGCACTAGCATATTTATCTATTTCGCTAAATCCAACATAATCAAATTCAAATCCAGCTCGTTTAAAACCAAGATGAAAACCACCAATCCCACTAAATAGATCAAGCATTTTCATTCGTTAAAATCTTTTATTTTTGTTTCCAACTCATCCTTTAACAGATTATAATCTAATTTATTTTTATTTATGGTGTTAGCTTGTTTTTTTAATCTATCAAGCCTTTCTTCGCCTAATGCTTTTTCCGCCCATTCTTTGGCCTCTATCGGATGTTTATGCCACCAATAAAGATGACAACCTAAACATAAAGCCTTAACATTATCGGTATCAAATTGCATTTTTCTAAATTTACCTTTTGGGTAGATGTGAGAGGCATGGAGATTATTTTCTTTACCACACCTCAAACATCTTTGATCTCTCAAAAGAACATACTCCCTAACTAATTTATTTAGTTTAGTTTTCTGTGCTTTTGTCATTAGAATGGCAAATCCTCTTCTCCAAGCATAACAAACCTAACCCATTCATTTATCTCTTTTATTGTTTCTGTGCTAAGTTGCTTTCCTTGCCTATATGCTTCTAGAGCAAAGCCATGTCTTACCTTACCTTCAGCAGAATCATCTTGAGTTGGTTTCTGTTTTGGTGATCCAGATACCGGGGAAACAACATAAACAGTTTTTCCATCTCCTTTAGATTTATGCTCTACTCTTACAACATCACCTTTCCCATAATGTTGCAATGCCTCATGAGCAAAATCACTAGCAAAGTAGCTTTTTTTCTCTCCCATGACCTCAACACCATAAAGATAATAAGGGCCATTAGGACCTTCTCCGATCTTTGGCTGGTCAAACTGCAAAGTTATATCTGCTGATCCGCCTACCGGGATTTCTAGTTTAGGATTCAATTTACACTCCTCTTGTTATTAGTTGATAAAAAATTATTGATAAACAGGCTGTAATCATATATGGAGCTATATCTTCTAGCCAATCTAGAAAAGTAAACATCCATAGTTCTAATTTATCCATTATACACTCCTTTATTATAATCATGAATAAAATCTTTAGTAATATCATTTTTATTAAAAATATCCAACACTTGTACAATTTGAGGGAGACGATGTTGAGCTTTGCAGAGTTCAGTAGTAATGTCTATTGCCAACTCTTTAAGAGTGTTTCCGATACAACAAACATATCTCATCGCTATTTCTCCCTCGCATTGTATTTCGGCATGATACCGATTATCGTGAGGAACGAATGGTAATTCAATCGCAAATTCCCGGTTTATTATTTTCTGGGATGGTAACTTGTTTTTTGACATCTGATAAGTCCTTTAATATTTCAAGTGATCTTTCTTTCTTTTGTTCATCTGCACAAATTTTAGCAAAAACCTCTATCATCTCCAAGATCAACTTATGTTCCTCTTTACTTACTGTATATTGTATCATATTTATATTTTTAAGTTATTTAAGTTCTTCATAGTTTCATCAAATCCAAGTGCATCCCTAGCCATCTTTTGATCTAATTCATTTGCCCAATCATCCATGCAAGGCTCACAAACATATACTCTTTTAGATTCGCAAAACTTACAAACTTTATTTCCTTTCGCATCTCTTTCAATTAGCTTATTAATATTACTATCAACATACCTAATTAAATCCTCTAGGTTATCCGATAAAGCTTTTATTTGCCCTAATATGGAGGTTTTATCCATGTTATCGAGGTTGCCTTCAGTTAAAGAATAAAAGGAGTATAATCGGTTCTTTATGATTTTAATAGCTATTAACTCTGATGATTCCCAATGTAGCTTTTTACCAGCTACTAAGGTTCTTATTTCTGATGATTGCATTATTTACCCCCTCATAAATGTTTTTAAAGTTTGTGTACAAAGTTCCATTTCTTTCGTGATTTTCTTTTCCTCTACTTTGTTATCACGATATGTAACTTTTAAACTCCAAAGCCTTCTTCTCTCTATGAGTAAAAGCTCAACAAGTAAATCTCTTTGTTCTTGAGTCATTACTTACCTCCTTCAACTTTATTGATAACGTCATATGTTTTTCTATATAATGATTCATTTAAGTCAACATCATCTGTTTCTATATAAGCATCTAATATTTCTTCTAACAAGTCAAACATTTCTTTAGCATGAAACCTTATATTTCTTTCTTTTACTCTTTCCATTGGTTTTTTCATTACTTACCTCCTTCATATTCGCAATGATTCCAAACACCAAAGCCAAAATCTTCATATTCTTCTTCATAGAATAAATTTGTCAATAACTCTCCTAAATCATTAAAAGTTTTATCTTCAGCGTATCCTCTTAAAGCTCCTAATATCTCTCCATCAAATGCAATACAGCCATTATCTCCATAATTAACAAATAATCCAGCTTCTTCTAATGTTTGATAAGGTTCAAAGTAATCTAAGTTAAGATTCATGATCACTTTATTTTTAGAATCAAACCAATTATTAATGGTTTTTTGTACTTTTAATTGAACTTGGTTCATTATCTCATCCTTTTGTGATACAGTGGGAGCTAATTGAGGATGAGACAATTCGCTAAGACTAGCTGATGCTCCCTCTTTTGTATCAAATTGTTTGTTGTTTAATTGTCTCATCGCAATAAATATAATACAAAAAAATGAAAGTGCAAAAGAAAAAAGCCTCTAAATCAAAAAAAAATCTAGAGGCTTACGATAGACAGGATAAATTTTATTAAAATTCTTCTTCTATTCTCATTGAGATATTAAATGTATCTAATGCGACTTGTTGCATATCCAGAGAATTTTGGCCAAATCTAGCAAATAAATAATCTGATTCAGAGGTTGAAGTTCCATCTGCTGTAAATATAAAAGGAATATGATTCCCATTCACTTTATTCCAAACATCCTCTATCGTAGAATCGTCTGTTGGATTATGGGTACTATAATCATTAGGCATTACATCAGTAGATTTTAAATAAGAAAAATTCATATCATAGGACATTCTACCGCCAAAAACTTGTTGATTAGATGTTGTTGTTACAAAAGGAGATTTATTCTGTTCGGCTGCTGATTTACCTTGATTTATCATATTTGAAAATCTTTGTCCACCGATTGATTCCTGTACTTTTACACCATCAAAAGCTATAGATCTTTTTACATCCATATCCGGGGAATGAGGCATATCAAAAAACTCACCAGCCAAAATACAACCTGCTGTAAAATCATTAGAACTAGAGAATGTTGTTTTTCCTTCTATTTGAATACCTATAAATCTATCATTTGTTTCTGGAAATGTTAAAATTGTACTTCCATCTAAACTTGGTGCAATAGTATAAGGTGAAGTCCCCGATACAGTACCATTTAAAACTTCAGTAGATTGAATCACATTAGCACTTAACATATTTGCACTTTGAATATCTGATTCTGTATCTGTACTAGTAATTCTAAATTTAGCATTTGCTGAATCAGCATTATGATTTAGTATCGCTATAAAATTACAAACATTTGTATTTGTCCCCATTAAATCCAAAGTAATTATTACATGATCTGCTCTTGTTGTAACGGATGCTTTTGTATTAAATGTTACTAGGTTACTAGGTCGCATATCAAAAAGATCAGCCTCAACACCACCTCCAGATTTTATTCCTACTAAATTAGAAAGGCTATTTTCAGTCATAACATCGAAAGTATCATTAACTGCAACTCCTCTTGATCTTCTATAAGATATTGAATCACAATAAAATCTAGGTTTTCTTATATTTACATTTGCCATTTTATGAATCTACCTTTATTGCTTGAATTGAACAGCCATCAATATTTTTACTGATCTTTGTAATCATAAAAAAATCAGAGCTAAATGCTGTTCCATATAATTTTAAATTTGTATCCCAATTTGAAAAAGTAATATAATCAGAAATCTCAAGATCATTGTATTCTGGTGTAATTATATTAAAATCAATTACAACCTTTCTATCTTTAAGAATATTAATATATCCATCTGCTAACTGTGTTGCAGTTGTATCATCTAAAATTCCCTCTGCCTCCATTGTTAATTTCAAAGATTGATTAACACCATTTACAGTATTACCAGCAGAAGTTGAATTAATAGCATTAACAGAATCTAATATTTGATCGTTTGCATAATCATAATCGTATTTTATTGTAACATCATTTCTTATTGAGTTTAATGGAGTTCTAGAAATTGATTTTAAATTTATAGCATTAAAATCTATTGTTTTATCTGCTGTAAATGTATCTCCCGGTCTTAATAATGTTTTTATCTTAAACTTACCATCACCACTAAGAAAAACAAAAGTAAATGATTGTTTACATAATCTGTAAATTAAATCAAGTGAGTTAATAAATTTATATTGAGAAAATGAAAATTTTATATCTGCTATTGCATCATTAAAAGATTGTTTTATATGACCATTTGTTGTATTACCAGCTTCATCAAAAGACTCATAATCAATGTTAGATGATGATAATCCTAGTTCTGTTCTTAAAATATCTTCAATAATATAAACAGGATTCTCAATTAAATCTCCAGAGTTATAGCCATTGTTTCTTGAATCTGCATCTATCCACGATCCAAATTCTCTTCCTGTACCAGAAAAATAAATATAATCACTAACCGCTGGGGTGTTTAAAGTTTTTGTTCTAGTTTTCTTTACACTTTCAACTATTCCATTATCTTGAGAATGATATTGATCTAAGGCATAACTAACAAATTCATACTCTTCTTGAATTGTTTTTTTAAAAATTTGGCTAGGTCTATATTCTATTTTTAAAAACATATCTAATAAATTAAATCTTAATCTATTGTCTCCGTTGCCTGTTGCAACTTCACTCCTAACTGTGATTGTATTGGAATCTAATGAAACAGAACTTAATTCATCATCCGAATACTTATTTGTAAGATTAGCTGTATGCACTCCATCAGTTGTAATTGCTGGAGATAAAGCTGTTCCATTAATAATACTTGTTCCTACTCCAGAACCATCTTGAGCAATAACTCCAGAAGTTTTAAAAACAATAATTATATCATCATTATCATATAACTCACCTAGCTTTGGAACTTTTGGAACATTAAAAGTAAGATCAAAAGGATGAGTTCCTGTTTGATCTAATTTTTGTGTGCTATCAAATGCTTGGCTAGTTGCTATGCTACTATCAACAATATTTGCTGTGCCATTAAATCCTTCTGAAGAAGTAAAAGAATCCACTAATGGAACTCTGTGAAAATATCGAACTCCACTTACTCGTAAAAGATTATGCGATGTACTAGATGGATTTGCTGTAACGCTTACATTTGAAGATAAAGCTGCTAAAAATTCACTATCTACAACCATATAAACATTTGTATCCCTTAACTGACCTAATTTAACAGCAGAGCCTTGATCTGTATCTGGTAAGGCTTCTATTTGGCCACTAGCATTACATCTATTTGTTATAATTGCTGGAAACTTTCCTTTTGTGTAAAATTGATTATAGTTGGCATCTGATGTTGTTCTGTCAAAATCTCCATAAGACATTGGAACAGGCTTCCCAATATTTTTTTCTGGAGCATCTGAATACGTTGAAGATGTTACTGTTGCACTTGGAACTTGTTTATGAAAAAAACTAGCTTTGTCTAATAGTGTAAATGTGATTGAATTATAATCATATTTTATATCCCCAGAGATAACTCCTGTACCTATCATTCTTGCAGATGTATCTAATGTTGAGGTTGAGCTAGTATTTAAAAATAATTCCCATTTTCTATTGGCAAAGTTATTAGAAGAAAAAAGATCAGAAAACCGACCGCCATTAATTACTCTATCAGTATTGATTAATCGGATAGACATATTCCCGGTTGAAGTAGTAAAATTAAAAAAGTCTAATGATTGAGAATACGATCCAAAGGAAGATACCAAACCATGATACATATCTGTACCATCTTTTCGATCTATATCGGAAACACCAATAAAAGCAGATTCATCATTATAATATAATTTTAAAACCCAGAAAGCTGTTGTGTTTTTTGATTTTAATGAATTGGATAATGCAGAATCAAAACTAAGCATTTAATTTAGTTCCTAAAGATGTTGCTTTATTTATAGCTGGGATCAATTCATTTGATACATAGCTTTCATCTATGATTCCACCTTGAATATTAACAGTAACTCCTCCACCACCGGGGCCATTAATATTAGGAGATGATAATGGTGATACTTGCACTCTTTCCCTACCACCGGGATTATCACCGACCATAATCATTTGAGGCCCCGAAGTAATAAAATCTCCTCCTGTTGCAAACCTAGATAATCCCTTATCTATAAGACCACCTACTAAAGCACCACCTCCAGCCGCTAAAACTAAATTCGCTGGGAATGGTACATTTTTTAAAACACTAGCAATATATCCAGCTACAGCTTCCATTGTTTCGGCTCTTACAACAGATTTCATAGCATCTTTTGCTGATTGACCAGATAAGGCTGCACTTCTTATATCTTCTTCAAGCATTTTTCTTTTTTGAGCTGTTAACTCTAAATAAGCTACTGTACTCTTATCAACAACTTTAGCAACCTCTGTACCAACAATCATACTTTCTTCATTACTAGCTCTTGTAATATCTACATCTTGCTGTTTGGCAAAAAGCAAATCACTAAACTTTGCTATTTGCTCATCAATAGATGCTAACCCAATATCAATAGTTTCTTTTTGAACTGCACCTTGTTCTATTGCGGATTCTGTAAATAAATCGCTAACTAAAACAGCCTCATTAGTTTTTTCTGTGACTTGACCTAATAATTTTGATCTTTCTTCTAATAAACTTTGTAATTGTTCCTCTCTTGAAATAACATCTGGGCCTATAAAATTAGTCATGGCTGTAGTTGCTTTTGTGAGATCTTCCGCTAAAACTTTTACAAATGGGGATAATTTATTTCCAATGGCAACTCCAAGATCTTCAAATGATGATTGTAATTTTGCAGTTGCATCATTAGTTGTTAATTGTTCCTCTCCTAAATCATTTACTAGCTCTCTAGCTGAATCAAGAGTTGCATTTACAAACGCTTGTTTCTTTTCTTGATCTGTTAGTTGCCCAACTGTTTTTCCTAATGAATTAGCAAAATTTTGATTAGCCTTTTCAACATCTACCATAATACCAAGATTATCAAGCATTAATTTTGACTGTCGGCCTAACCCTGTAACAAGAGATTCAACACCAAAAGCAGTATCTTTTCCTAATGCACTTGCTAATCTTTGAGCTATGTCAAACATTTCAGCCATTTGATCTTCTGAATCAGTTATGCCCAAAAGCATAGCATTATTTGCTTGAGTCATTAATTCAATAGAACTAACAGTTCCATCGGTAGCTTTTTGAAATTTTTGAAATGCTTGACTTGAAAAATTTGAAGATTTAGCAAGATTATCAAATCCTCTTGTTACTACATCTGAAGTCGCAGAAAGATCAATAACTTTTTGAAATCCAGAAATTAAACCTCTTGCCCCAAAATAAGCTGCTGATGCAATTCCAACAGCTTTTCCCATCTTACTAATTGATCCTGTTAATCCAGAAAGTTCTTGTTTTGATTTACTCGCTCCTGTTGTGGATACTTTTATATTAACTTTTTGATCTGCCATTTTTCTCTTGCTTATGTTTTAAGGCTATTGCCATTTCATTTTTAATAATGGTAAACATAGATAGTTTATGTGCATCAGTTTCATCTAATGTTTTTCCAAGTGGAATATTATAATCCATGATATAATGATATTCATTTATTAATTGATAATGTTCATCTTTAATAATATAAAAGGGATTAGCAAATAGAGGTAATAAATAATATAACTGTTGACCAATCGTATAATCATGATCTGTATCTGCAATCTCTTTGATTTCATTCCATATATCATCTATTGATGTAAATTCCTTTCTCTTCTTTGAGATCGGGGATTGAGCCATATAAGGGAGCGTATATTGATCGTGCGGTTGAGTACCAAATACCCAAGACCACACCGAAAGACTCAACCCCCATCTACTTTTTTTGATTGATCTGAAAGTTCTAAGTAATCCATCATCGTTTGAGTTAGGATTCTTAATTCAATATCGTAATCATATTTTTTAAAAAATTTTGATGGATTTGAAAATGCTATTTCTGCTACACTAGCCAAAAGTGAATTGAACTCTTTTTGTTTTACCTTATCAGTTCCATTTGCATATACATCTGCAAACTCACCTTGAAGTTCTTTTTTTTGGCGATAGGTAATATCCCTTACACTAATTTCAAGATCATCAACCTTAACTTTCATTTTACGCTCCCTTTATTATTAACAGCTAACTTCGATTAATGCTGTGCTTGATCCGATACCAGCTCCTAATGCTTTCACTCCTACATCTAGCATCATGACATTCCCTTCATTAAAGGAAACATCTGTTAAAACAGAATTAGCCATCTTAAACTCAAATTCACCATCAGAAGGAGTTGCATCTGTGGCCATTAATGTAGCTCCTTGCGATGCCCCTGTTGTTTGTGCATTAAATGTATTGAATAAGCCTTTGAAGTTATTATCATATACAACTGTAAAATTTGCAGTAGAGGATACTTCACCGCTTCTAGTGGCTACTTCATATCCTGTTGATGTAACTCCTGTAAATACTACATCATTAGTAATATCTAGTGAAAAGGTACTCACAACTGCATTTGCTACACCGCAAATAATCCTATCATCTGCATCCCAACCAGACATATAATAATTATCAGATGAAATTGCTGTATCTATTGTTGTAGTTGCAAAAGCTAGATCAACTGCACTCCCCGATTTGAAGGTAGCGGAAAATTTAACTCTACCTCCCTCTGAATTTGCATCTCCAGATAAAACTAGATTAGTACAAAAACAATCTTTAAAAGCTAGATCTGCTGTTGATCCATACGCTGATTTCATTACAATAGAAAGTAATTGTTGATCTGTTTGGTTTGTTGTTGCTGTAGACAATGAGCTAGATGCAACATTGGATGCTATTGCATAAGGAGTTGATGTATCCCCTGTAAAATGAGACAATAATAAATCTAGTCCTTGTGTTGTAGCTGTTCCGCTTACTGTTAACTCCTTTACAGATGCTAATTTATCTTGAAAAAAATCGGTTGCTTGTAAAACTCTTGATCCACTTCTCACATCTAAAGTTTGATTGATTGCTAAGTTTGGTGATCCTATGGAATCCACATCTAGGGCAATATAAGCATTATCTGGACTACCACTACTATTTGGATTGATAGTTCCGTAATCATCTTGCTCTGCAACTAGAAATGAAAAACCTTTGGGATCGTATGCTGTTCCAGAAACTGCCATTTAAGACTCCTTGGTTGTTTTTTTATTATTAAACTGCTTCAAAAATTGATACTGTTAAATTAATGTTTGCTCTGAATTTTGATTCTTCTTCCAACTTCTCATATGTTATAGATTCTACTCTTCCACCAAAATAATCACTTCCATCTTTTGCATTATTATCTGGTGCGAATAGTCTTTTAATATGCTCTGCAATATTTGATACTTGCTGAAAGTTTTTAATTGTCATCTTCCCGGCTACGTTCAAATCATATTCTATTAATACACTTACATCCCTTTGCTGACCATTAGCAAAAGTCTCTACCAATGTATCTTCAATAGGTTGAATAACGATGCTAGATGCTCCTTTATGATCGTCTAAATAAATAGGCACACTTAACTCCCCTCCCAAAGTTTTGCGAAGGTTTTTGATGACTTTTTCGTATATATTATTTGTGTAATCAATCGGCATTATAATCTTCCAACAAATCCATATTTAACAGGCTGAACTCTTGTGCTTACCTCTGGATTACATTCTAGCTCAAATTCATCATTGGTTGTATATACACCTTCAGAGGCTAAAATCTCCATCCCATTACTCACACTATCCCAATTCCCGGTAAGAGTTTCACCATCTATATCCTTTACAATCTTTAATCCGCTACTATCTCCAGAGAAAACATCATAGGTAATTGAACTTGCTGATCCATAAGTAAGCGTACCGCCACTTGTTATTTTAATCTTTAACCGATCCCATGTAAATGGTCTACCTCTAACATCTAAAATTCTTCCTGTTGTACTTCCATTTAAACTAATCTCCCTAATAATACCAGCTAGTTTTTGAGGTGTTTCATCTTGCTCTAATACATATTGACCAGATCGAACTTTATCTAAATCTCCTGTGCCTTCATCATTGGTAACTCTTGCCCTTAATTGATTCGCTTTATCCAAATCATAAGGAGCTAACATATAATAACAAGCTAATGTTGCTGTATTAATTACAATGATCTCCGGGAATACGTTTCCCATTGCTGAATCTTTCTGTTTATAGATCGGAACTCCGACCATAGATCTAACCATATCACTAGCTCTTTTTATTGAATTGGATACATGAGTTGCAAAATCTGTACCGCTTTCAACTATAGAGCTGTTTAATGTATTTGCACTTCCACCACTTTGATATAGCTCTAGGAGATCGGTTGCACTTACATACCGATACTGATTATTAGATGATGGTTCATTTGTTGTTACTGTCATTTCTTGACCATCTACATATAGCTGGTCTACTGTTCCAGAATCGTATAAATAAAATAAATGAGATGTTCCAGATGCAACCCAATTAGAGTTAAGTATTCTTTTTGAATCATATTGATCTATTTCTGGAACAATATATCTCAAATCATCGGCCTCACAATATTGAAATTCACTCATGCTTTAAAATCTCCAAAGTTTACATCCAGAATTTCAAACTCTGCATTCTGGAGCCTGTTAATTATTTCTGCTATCTTATGGATTGTTTTCCCGTTTGGATCAACTACATCATAAATTTTTAATTCTTTAGCCAATTCAATAGCGTTGTCTATATTATCAAAGGAATTTTCTTGTGCAAAATCGTTACTCATAGCCTTTTCTAATCTTGTTTTTTTACGCTCCATTATCTTTTCCTCGGTTTATGTGGGCATTTTTTCATATTAGTTATCTTGTTATCCTTACTTTCAATACCGCAAAAAAATTCACCTCTATACTCTCCACAAAAACCACATCTTTTTTCTTTTATTGTACAGTATGAAAACATCAATCAAGCAACTCAAAATGAACTAAGTCATCAAAAGAATTATTCTTGGTGTTACCATCTCCATCCCAATCTCCACCATAACGAACATTTATTTCTAACTGTTTGGCTATCCCTCTAATCATTCCTCCCATATAATAAAATGTATCTCTATCATTCCAATCTATTTTTCCTTTCACAGTAGGATCATAAGGTGCTAAATCAACAGCCTTCCCTTCCATGTGCTTAGAATACTTAACTTTTGTCGCACCTTTTTTTAATAATTGCTCTTGTCTTTTAGCAGATCGCAAACCTTCAATGATAGTAACATCCATAATTTTAATTAATTCATCTAATATCATGATGATCCGATGATCTACACCTTTCAATCTTTCTCTTGATCTTTTACCAAATTTGTACATTATCCTAATCTCCTAGCTATTGACTCCGCCCACCTTCTACCGGGATTACCTCCCCATACATCCCAAGCTACCGAAGCCTTGCTGTTTTTATCATTCCTTCGGTTTCTTCTTTCCGCTGGTGTATCATGTCTTGCGAAAAACGATTTCATTCTTTTGATTGTTTCTATCGGTATATTCTGGCCATTTGCTAATGATCTTGCTCTAGCAACTCCAACAGCAGTTCCACCTCTTCTAGAAATAGGAAGTTGCCTTCTTCTTTCCAATGCTTTTCTAGCAACGTTTTGTACACTCTTTGGAGGCATAGGCATACTTACTATCGCTTTTTCTTTTTTCTCTTCATTTTCGGCTTAATAGACCGCTTTTTTTTAGCTTTGCCATAATGATAAGGCATTAGTCTTTATCCATTTTTAATGCTTCTGCAAGTTCATCAGTTACCATGTCAACAATCTCTTTAGCCATCTCTTTTTGTTCCTTATCACCAAAACCCGGTTTATCTGGAAACTTACTTGCTATCTTTTCTGCTATCTTGTTTTCAAAGGCATCTGATTGCAATACTTTGACTTGACCTTCAAGAACTTGTTTAAATAGTTCTTTCAACCATTTTAATACTTTCTTTCCCATTACTTTTTCCCTTTTATATTTATGATTAAATAAATGATTGATAATGATGCGACTACGATCTGGAGTAACTCATGGATATGAGATAAACCGATTGCATAATTACCAAATGAGATTGCTGCTATTCTAAAACTATCCATGTTTTCCATGCCCATTTAATCTTCCGCTCATATATGAAACCTTTTCTGATAAATCAGAAACTTCCCTCATCATATCATTACGATAAGCAAGGGATGTTTCGTCTGATCTTCCAAATCTATCAATTAACTTTATAATGATCTGTTTTTGTTCATCTACTTCTTTAATAATCTCATCAATATGCTTTGTCTGTCCTTCGTTCTCAATCTTTAAATCCTCAAGACTTTTAGCTTGTTCGCTTGACCTTGCATTCATTGAATAAACAAGATAAAAAAACATAGATGCCACCAAAAGCACCATCCCACCTTCTTGATATAAAGCTAATGTATCAATCAATTTATCTTTACCTCTTCCAATCTTTGATGCTTATAGCACCAATTGCCATTATCGCTGATACGACCATGAAACCAATGAACAGTTGAATCAGCATCCATTATCTCGATAAAAACCGAATTTGAAACAGAATCCTCTGGAGCTAGTGGTAGGTTTGCGACTATCCATCCTTGACTTCCGCAACTTGTAAGCAACAGGAATATTATAAGAACTGCTGGTATTTTCATGGAGTACGATAAAATCCCCGTTATTTAGTTTCTTGATCTTGTTGTTCATCTTTTTCAATACTCGCTTTCAGAGCATCTAAAAAAGCCTGTTTGCCAAATCTTAATTGCTGAAGATTAAATTCAGAAGATTTTTCCTTTCTTTCTAAATCTGCAACATGGTTAATCATTAGCTTCTGTTCTTCAGATAACTCTGATTCTTTATAATCCTTATTAAATAAAGTAATTATCTTTTCTTGTGGTTTCTTTTCTTTTTTTGCCACGCTTGACTCCTATTTATTAAACTTCTTCAGCTTGTTTAGTTGCCCATGCTGATTTCACCTCATCTGTCCATATTGCACCAGCAAGAGCTTTTAATTCATCGCTTTCACCACTTACATCCATATCTGGTGATAAAACTCTTCTATGATATTTGTAAGAAAGTTCTTCACCATCTTCCATGATAGAAACTTTTGTACGAACATTGATATGTTTGTAAACACCTCTTACCTCATAATCATCTTTTTCTACTTTAGTTAAAGCCATATTATTTTTCCTTTTTAATTATCCAATTAAGTTGAATGATATGTAATTACAAATCTTAATCTTTTGCCCGATAAATCTGCATTTGTTTGACTTGTTACTCCTCTTAATCTGAAAATAACACCATCTGAATAATTAACACAAGCTGTGTAAGATTGCGATGTACTTATATTTTGTTCTAAAACAGCACCACCAGCAGATGAACCTGTAGAATCAGCAGTAATAGGAAGAGTTAACCTTGCAAGACTTGTATTTGTCGTAGTTGGATAAGTTACAATTATACAAGCAGTTACTAAATTTCCTACTTTT